CCATACAGACGCACGACATCAAAATAACCACGGCTGGCATCGATCATGCGGCTGATGCTCTGGTAGTCACCATCATAGTCAACTGTCGTGACGTTCTGGCTAAATGGATTTATAAAGAACGCTTTCATATTTTTACCCTCTGACATATCTGTCCCCCTTCACATAAATAACATCATCATACCAACCGCTAGTCACAGGCATTGCAGTCAACCCTGTACCAGCGCACTTCGTGCATGTGTCTATCTCACATTCATTCACAGGCACATAACCATGACCCACACAGTCATCGCACACATACTGTATGTGAATGCTTGTGGTGCGTGATCCACGATCCATGATCCAATCTCCTTCTCTCAAGTTGTCTAGGAATAGTCCTATAATATCCCAGCTATGTAAAGCAAAAAAATCACGTTTATATAGTTTTCCCCATATTTTTTTAATTTGATTTTTATTTTTGTAAAATAGGCGTAACGAGCGTAACGGCGTAACGAGTAGCGTTAAACTGTTGTAAACATTAGACCTGCTCGTTACACTGTGGTTACACTCGTTACACTTGTACCATCCGGAGTCTGACTTTTCGCCGATATTTTTGTTAATATACTTTATAAAAATATGACAGACACTATAATAGCCAGCATGGAAAACACTGAAAAACGCAAGGCTGGTAAGCCCAAAGGCATGCTGACGAACCGCCAGCGTGAATTTGCAAAATACATTGTTGAGGGCATTTACTCCAACGCTGAGTGCGCTCGTAAGGCTGGTTATGCTGAAGGTCAGGCGGCTAAGACTGCCAGCCTGTTTCTGAATGGCAGAGACTTTCCGCATATTGTCGAACTGATCAAAGACCTCAGAGAACAAAAAGAGCGTAAATATGGCGTGACTCTGATTGGTCAGCTTAAACGCCTGTCCGACCTGTCCCACAATGCCGAAGAATCGGGGCAATTTAGTGCGGCGATCAACGCAGAAAAAATACGGTCTGCGCTTGGCGGCTTGACTATTGACAGGCGAGAGCAAAACCACGTCCACCAGATCGACAAACTGAGCCGCGAGGAAATCATCGCCCGACTCGCTGAAATCCGAAAGCACCACCCTGCCGCATTCATAGAAGGCGAGGCCATCGAACATGCCGAAACCCGAACAGAACCTCTGGCAATCATTCAAGAAAGTCCTGCCGAAAAAATCCCATTGGAACAGGATTGAAAACCGAACAGGCACGGGCATGCCAGATGTGTATCTGGTCATGGACGGTGTCACCTGTTGGGTTGAATTGAAAATCATAAATAAAAATCGTTGCCGCATTGCACAGTCGCAAATTGCTTGGCATCTGTCGCATGCCCGATGTGGTGGCTTGTCATTCTTTTTGATGCGCGAGGCTGGAAGCAAGCTTGCGCTTTTATATCCCTCGTCCGACGTGCTTGCGCTCTGCGAGTCACGCGACAAGTGGCCTGCGCCTATCTGCTGTTGTCCTATGTCTGACATCCCTGCGGCCTTGCGATCCTATGCCCTAAATGAAAACGAAAAAAGCCAAGCGGCATAAACCGCTTGGCATTGGTGTCTAGCTGTTTGGATTGCGAACATTGCGCCAGCCTAAAAGCTTTTGCGCCGCTCGTGATATTGGCTTTTTGGTTTTGATGACATCGCCTTTTTTATTTTTGTAAACGTACATCATGCGCCCCCCTGTCCTAGTGTTTTGGATATGATACGGTTTTGACATCACGCGACCAGCAAGCGGTGCAATCGCCGCAAAAACCAAGCTTTAATTTGCCAAGCGTTTTGGCTTTCTTTGCCGCTTTATAGTCTGCATGGCTTACCATCTCGCCGCTTTTCTTTGTGCGGTAGGCTTCGCATAGCTTGCCAATGGCCTTGGCGGTGTCTGTTACGACCGCGCTGGATTGCGCCCATTTGCTAGGCGGCGCGGTGTCAACATTGTGAGCGGAATATCTAACGACCGCGTTATCCGGCAAGCTTTCCATTTTTAGCGCGTCCTGCCATATACCGCGCTCTTTTGTTGGTATCCAATGCCGCTTGTGTGGTGTGGCTTTGCATACCGCAATGATTTTTAAACAATGCGCGACCGTCCGCACGTCGCCGCTATCAAACCAGCGGTGCAATTCTTTTCTGCTTTTGTTAATCTCTGCGACAATCTCAGAGACAAACTCAGGCGAATTCAACTTGTCTTCTCTGTATTTCATCGCCTTTTTGACACTGCCCCATATATACGCGCCTTTTAACGCATAGCAATCAAAGCAAACTGTCCCCGGTATCCGGGCAAGCTTCGCGCCTGTTATGCATCCCTCTGCCGATATACTGAAGCTTGTCGCATTATTCATTTTGCTAGGTTTTGAAAGTAAATTGGTCATGAACATATACCTCTATTTTGATTGGTAAAATTGTCTAATAAATAACAGTCCCATAATATCCCAGCCAATGCAATAAAAACATATAAAAAGAAATGCAAAATATCCCCAACTATCCCAGTTTATTTGATTTTGTGCGGTTTAGCGTTTCCGCGTTTCTTGCATCATGCACCCTGTGCCATCGGTCTAAATTCATTTGCGCGTCTAGCCTGCGCCCCTTGGCTGTCAAAATTCTTTGAACCATGCGCCATGAACGGTGGTTTTCTGCGCCTTGCGGCCTTGGCCTGCGCCCCTTGGCTGTCAAGAAAAATAAAAATGGACTCGGCACGGGCGCAATGCGCCCGTGCTTCATGGTTATTTTTGTGGAGCATCGACCATCTCTAGGCTGTCTTTGATGAACCGCGCTTGCTGGTTAATCACACCTGCAAACCACTCGACAGCCACCGCGTCATTGTTTTCGATATGCCCCTCTAAACAATCAAGGCATGCGCGAACATGTCTTATGGCGGAGCGTTGTATTGTTTTTTGGTTTTCAGTCATGACTTATTCCTCAAGTTAAAGTTAATGGTTCGTGTATCGTAGCACATGGTACATGATCCACTGTGTCATCTGTTTGACATTGACTTGCGACCCGAACCCGCGCGGGCTGGGTGGGTGGGGGGGTGCAACACGCGCCTCGCACCTTGCGCCTTGCGGGCTTAAACTTCTTAATAAATGTTTTAAAAAATAAGATAGGGCGACCGGAGCCGCCCATATCATTAGCCGTGTAGTATTTCACTTAACTCGCCATCCCATGCGTCATCATTAGCGCACTCGATTGCATCACGCGGAGTCATGCCGCAGTCGTAATAGTCACGCCATGTTGCATCGGCTAGATCGTGAATGCCGAGTCCTATCATATTGGTTAGGACGCGGTTGCATTCTTTTTCAAACTGTTCATATGTCATAGATCATCTCCAATAAAAGAGACCGCGCCACACTTGGGAGATGTCCCGTCACAGTGGCGCGGCCAGTTACCATTATGTGACGGGATTACTTAAACGCTCGTATATCTTTCAAGTGATACTTATATTTACCTTGAGCACCGAACCGTTGACGCTTGAACTTTAACGTATGCGGTATCTCACGCTTGACTGCTGGGATCAGAGTCGTGCGAACCGTGCCGATCTTCAACTTAACACGATTAGATAACTCACGATGTGAGAGCCAGCCACCTTGCAACAGCTCAATTGCCATGTGAACTTTGGTAGGTGATACCTTTGGACGCTGATCCGAGTTTGACCGCACAGCATTCATTGCCTTGTATGATATGGCGCGGCGCTTTTCTTCCGCAGCCGTATCGTTATTAAACACACGCTCCAAAAGCATTCCATTAGCGTGGTCAACTAACTTGTTATAGTCTAGTTGATTCGATACAAACTGTTCGATCACGCGGACAGACTGCAACAAATCGCTGTTAGTTGGATCAGAGTTTAACATAATCACCGTCATATGGTGGCGGATATGTTCTTGTTCGTTGTGTTCCATTACGATCTCCTTTGTTAATGGCTATAACAACATGGGATTTATCCCATAGTCCAAGCTACCAGCTTACTAGGACGCGGTCAAGCTTTTCGGCGCAATATATTCGCGCCACACATGCATAAAGTGAAAAATCTTTTCACTTTATGCAGTCGCCCATAGCATTTTTTTTCTAAAAAAATGCATTAATTAACAAAATATGTCTTGACTTGCACTCTGAACCCGCGACGCTGGGGGGGAGGGTGGGAGCAACACGCTCCTCGACCCAAAGGGTCGGGTTACTCCGGTAGTTTGCCAATCAGATTTGACATGTTTAGAGGGGGGACCCCCTTATTTTGGGGTATAGTGTTACTGTATCCGGTATATAATACACTGATTGATAAATTCATTTAAATATAATATCGTTGGGCCATGAACCTTGATGCGTTACCCAAAGAGGTGTTACAGGAAGTCTTGCTGCTTGAAGAACAGCGCAAGCGTCTGGAGACCCGTGAAAAAGCCCAAGAGCATTTTATGCCCTACGTCCATCATGTATATGACGGATTTATTGAAGGGCGGCACCATAAAATCATTGCAGAGAAGCTTGAGCGCATAGCAAGAGGCGAGTTGAAGCGCCTGATTGTGAACATGCCCCCGCGACATTCCAAGTCTGAGTTTGCTTCTTATCTTATGCCTAGCTGGTTTTTGGGCCGTAATCCAAAGCTCAAGATCATTCAGGCTACCATGAACACAGAACTTGCTGTAAGATTTGGGCGTAAGGTTCGAGATCTTATCGCAGACCCAGTCTACCGCGAGATCTTCCCAGACACGGACCTTAAACCGGATAGCCAAGCGGCAGGTCGTTGGGAGACCAGCGCTGGTGGGGAATATTTTGCAGCCGGGGTGGGTGCTGCAATGACTGGTCGTGGTGCAGATTTACTTATTATTGACGATCCGCATTCGGAACAGGATGCGTTGTCGCCATCTGCCTACGACAATGCATGGGAGTGGTACACATCTGGTCCGCGTCAGCGTTTGCAACCGGGCGGCGCTATTATTATTGTCCAGACCCGCTGGTCCAAGAAAGATATCACGGGCAGGTTACTGCAATCCCAGTCAAAAGACACACTGGCTGACCAGTGGGAAGTGGTTGAGTTCCCGGCGATCATGCCGTCGGGGGAACCACTGTGGCCTGAATTTTGGAAAAAAGACGAACTAATTAAGGTAAAAGCGTCCCTGTCGCCGGGTAAATGGAATGCTCAGTGGCAACAGAACCCCACATCTGAAGAGACTGCTATTATCAAGCGTGAGTGGTGGAACGTGTGGGAAGAGACAGATATCCCCAAACTTGACTACATAATTCAGTCATATGACACCGCGTACAGTAAAAAAGAGACGGCTGACTACTCGGCTGTTACTACATGGGGCGTGTTCCAGCCACATGCAAATGGTGACCAGCATCTGATTATGCTGGATGCGAAGAAGGGGCGGTGGAGTTTTCCTGAGTTG